GACAATTATAAATTTTCTCCTGAACTAGCTGAGGGGGATTTACTGATCATGCGTGGGGATCTTATACACAAAACACAAGACGCATTAACTAAAAGAGTAGCTATGTCATTCCGCACAGCACAAGGCACTTTTAAAATATCTAAAAAACAAATGCTACATCAGAGTGTGTTTAAAAATAAAACTTTTGAAAGTAATAAAGAATATTACAATGATCTATTAAAAGTATTTGATTTTTTTAATTCTGATGAAGTTGCCACTTATGAGATAGTTGATTATATGAATAAATTAAGAGATATGGAAACAGAATAATGGTAGCTAGTCAGAGTTTTTTCTATGACGGCCAGATTGAACGCTTTTTAGCGCAGTTTGTTCGTATGGTTTCGGGATTTCAAGTTGAATTTGGAGTCGCAAATAGTGCCGCTGGCACAACACTTCAACGTGTACCAGTATATTATGGTGATGGTAGTAGGCAAGTTGCAGCTATTATCACGCAGAATACATCGCCCAATACTATGGCCACTGTACCGGCTATGACTGTTTACATACATAATATCACTTACGATAAAGATCGTATACAAGATCCTACATTCATTGGTAAAGTGCAGGTTCGCGAGCGTTATTATAACGAAAATACTCAAGAATACGAAAATCGTCAAGGTAATGCATTTACCATTGAACGTTCAATGCCTGTGCCTTATACCTTAGAACTTAAACTAGACATTTGGACTAGTAATACTAAACAAAAACTACAGCTATTAGAACAGCTAATGGTCTTGTTTAATCCTGCTATGGAAATACAAAGCACAGACAATTATATTGATTGGACTAGTCTAAGTTATGTTTACCTTGACAGCCCGAATTGGACTAGTCGTTCAGTACCAATCGGTACAGACAATCCGATTGATGTTGCTACTCTTACATTTAAATTGCCAGTGTGGATTAGTCCACCAGCACGTGTTACTAAATTAGGTGTTATACAAAAAATTATTGCTAGTATGTATAATGCCAATGGTGATTTGAATGACTCTATTCTCGACGATGCGGCATTAATGGGCAAACGTCAATACTTCACTCCGCTACAATATGGTGTGCTGTTGGTTAATGGTATGCTAACATTATTGAAATATGCCAATATAGAAACTCCTAGGGATATAGGCGGAGAAGCCATCGACGCATCACCTGTGCAGGTAGGCACGCCTACTGATTGGCAAAACTTTGTCGGTATATATGGCAACTTATCTAATGGTATCAGCGAGGTTAGATTAACACAGCCTGATGGAATCACTGAAGTTATTGGATATGTTAGCTATCATCCCACTGACCCAACCTTATTGATTTTTAACGTTAATCCTAACACAGTACCATCTAATACGTTAACACCAATTAATGCTATAATTAATCCATCTAGTGGTACACTAACCACTAGCATTACACAACCTGCCGCTGGAACCAGATATTTGATCTTAGGTACAATTGGCAGCGAAAATAATCCAGCTGGGTATGGTCCTGCACTATGGCAAGGCACAGACGGCACTGATTTAGTTGCTAATGCTAACGATATTATTCAATACAATGGGCACCATTGGACTGTATCATTTGACAGCCAAGCTACTCCGACGCTACAATATGTAAGTAACCTTACTACGGGAATTCAATATAAATGGAACATCAATCAGTGGGTCAAAAGCTACGAGGGCGAATACAAAGCCGGACTATGGACTCTAGTGCTATAGAAGGTGTAGGCACATTCATTTATAGCGTATCAACTGGTAGATATCTTTTTTTACTACGTGATGGTAATAAGTATAGTGGCACTTGGGGACTAGCTGGTGGTAAGATTGATCCCGGTGAATTATTATTAGCTTCTCTATATCGTGAACTAACTGAAGAATTAGGCTACAACTTTCAAAATGTTAAAGTAATCCCTATAGAAAAGTTTACCAGTGATAATGGTCGCTTTGCCTATCACACTTTTTTAATTCCTGTAGATACAGAATTTACTCCTAGGTTAAACGAAGAACATCGAGGGTATTGCTGGGTAGAGCTAGCGGATCACCCCAAACCTTTACATCCAGGTGTGTGGCGCACTATTAAATTTGATGCTGTAAGTAAAAAGATTAAAACTTTAGAATCAGTTTTATAAGTCAGCTTCTAGAACCAACTCTCTAAAACTAATTTGTCTGAAATTACTGAAAGATTTAAGCTGGTTAGGAACAGCATGTCGACCGGCCGGAGTAACCCAAACCCAATCAATATCATTGTAAGTTGTCATTAATTTAGCGCGATTTTTAATCCATTTATCATGCGATATATTAACCGAGACAGCATCGTAACCGCTAGTGCCAGCATAAACATTATTATTGCCAGTCTCATCCTGCCCATCAAACCCTAGTAGGTATATAGTAGTATGCCCGTCAAAAGCTGCAATATATGCCGCAGTAGTACCAGCATCAGCATAAGGATCATATGGAATTAAATAAAATTTGTTAGGATATTTTAAAAGGGTTTGTGCTCTAGTATAAACAATATTATTGCTTATATAAGAACCAGATACAGCAATTTCGTCAATTACTGAATCACCTAATGCTACTAAAAAGTTTGGAGCGAAATCTTTATACAGTGCATTACACCCGTATGTTTGTAAAGTTTTAGCTCCTAATAAACCGCTAGAATGTTTTAGGTTGTTAAGATCAAAGTCTAATCTACTAATACCATTACCAATAATCACCGCACGATTTGAAATTTGATTATTTGAAATGACATTAGGCACTGACTCCACTGTTTGGTTCCATGTATGAAACTCTAGTGTCCTTGCTGTGATAATATCTTCGTGATAATAACCAGTACGATATCTTTTATGAATGTTTAACATTATACTATGTAAGTTCCAAATGCGTTGACATTAGCCTGTGCTATTGTTGACGTGTAGTAAACGTTTACATTACCTCCAACAACATTGGCGCTAAATGTACCAAATGTTGTACCATTATTGACAATACCATATGTGCTGATATACGCATTACCATTGCTATCTGTAACCACGCGAGCTTCATAACTTTCAAAGTTTGTTGTACCTACTTCAGAATGCACTAGATATTTGGCATCCGAATAGGTATTTTGATTCCAAGTATCAATTACAACCGGAGCATTTGCTGTTGGAATATTAACTGGTGTTTGCGTATAAGTAACATGATTTCCATTTTTGAAATTAAAGTTACCTACTGGGTCAACTAATATTTGTTCAACTGTTGAATTTGTACCAGTCCAAATGCTTGATCCGGTTGGATCTGCAATAAATTGGTTTAGACCGTTACCACTAGCAAGTGCTGATACTGAAGCTGTAGTGGTCAATACACGAACATCGATCACATCTGTTGGTGCAGGAGGTTCTGTAAATGTTAGTGTTGACCCGCTAACTGAATACGCCAATACTGGGAATTGCATCACACCGTTAATACTTACAATAGTGCCCGATGTTGTTGCAGAACTTTGCAGTGTAAATGTTGTGTTTGTTCCGTCAACATTACCGTATCCACCAACTACATTACCTACAAATTGGCGGTCACTTACTACAGTAAATACCGAACCTGCAGGTACCCATGTGCCTGGCGCTCCTGTTGCTGAACAGTATTCTAAGTTTGTAGTAGTGGTATTGTAACGAACCATACCAACCAAGTCAATATTACCACTATTACCTGGACGTTGTGCTGACGTACCTGATGGAATTTGAATAGCGCCAGTACCACCAAATTTAGCAGCTGCACCATAACTCGGTGTTGTGTTGCCTTGCCCAGATATAATAACACTGTCTAAACCATTTGCACCTGGTACTACTACAAATAATGCTGGATCACTTGCACCTTTAATTGTTACTGGGTTAGCGCCTTGACTTGCGTTAAATGTCGCACCTAATCCTGTCCATATGTTAGCTTGTGTGCTAATGCCGCCAACTACTGTAAATGCACCAGTAGTTTGCGATGTTGCAGCCACAGTATCTTGAATACCAACGTTGCCGTTAGTTGCACTAACAATAATGTCTAATGAACTAACCCCGCCAGCAGCGATTAACGTATCTTTTGTTGATGAAATTACCAAATTGCCATTGGTATTGTTTATATACGCATCATTAGGTTTAATTATCCCAAATCCTGCGTTTAATCCTGCTATACCAAAACTAGCATAAGATGCTGTATTTGATCCACTGGATCCTATTACAGTAAGTTCTGTACCGTTTTGTGTGCCTGTGCTAATATTTTGTATAGAAATTCTTGCAGCAGAATTAGTGTTAGCAACAATCTGCACTACACTCTCTGGGTAAACAATATTACTATTCCAGTCAGCACCTAATGTAATAACATTATTTCTAGAAAGATTTAAATTACCATTGACTCCAACCCCACCAGCTGATACTATTGCGCCGCTGGTATAATTTGTGCTAGTTGCTGATAAGTTAGCATAATACACACCAGTTGATTGTAGTGTAGTAAATGTTGCTGTGCTTGCTGTTGCGTTACCGATTGGCGTATTATTAATTGCAGACGCTTGTAATAACCCTGTTAGGACATTGCCTGATGCATTAATAGTTGTTAGGTTTATATTAGTCGCATCAATATAATTAGTTAATACATTGCCTGTTACATTTAAACTTGCGCCAGTAAATGCTGTTCCGGTATTACCAATAAATCCACTATTTAATTGACCCGCTGTTGCTGTAGTGAACACCCCAGTTGAAGGTGTTGCATTACCAATTGGTGTTGCGTTGATTGCGGCAAATTCAGCTAGGCCAGCAATAATATTGCCGCTAAATGCTCCTGTTGTACCAGTTATAGTAGCACCTACGTTACCGATAGTAACTGCATTTACAGTACCAAATGTTGCTGTTGATCCAGTATGCGTAGCACCTGTGTTACCAATGATTGAAGCTTGTATATTTCCTGCCAATACATACGTAAATACCCCAGTGCTAGGTGTAGTATTACCAATTGGAGTATTATTAATTGCCGAGAAACTAGCAAGGCCGCCGATCACATTACCAGTGGCTGTTATTGTTTGTGCATTTAATGCGCCGCCAATACCCGCGCCACCTGCTACTATTAGCGCACCAGTTGAAGTATTAGTTGACGGTATATTATTAACTAAGTTTAAATTACCTGCTTTAATTGGATCATATACTGTGCTGGCATTCCATGCAAAAGTAGCACCTGTTGGTGCACTCATATTACTAAAGAATGTCCAAGTATTATTAGCATTGTCTCGAACAATACCAGTAGTTTGATTTACATTACTTAATGTTGTTAATCCTGCACCAGTAAATCGACTATATAAACCAATATCATAATTATATGGATATGGAGTAACTGTGCTTAGGTACAGCAACGGATCTTCTGTGGTAATAATGTTGGCTTGTATACCAATGATATTAGCCGCATATAAATTGCCACCGACCCACAAGTCTTGGCTAATTGCAGCACCACCAGTAATGGTCATTGTGCCACCATTGGTTGCGCTAGTTGAATTTACACCATAGTTAAATGTAACTGCCTGACTCGCACTCAATGTAGTAAATGCACCGGTGCTCGGTGTTGCATTGCCAATTGGGGTTGAATTAATAGCCGCAAATTGTGCTAATCCACCAATCACATTGCCTGTAAATTGTGCAGTAAGCCCTTGAACAATAGCACCAGTATTGCCAATAGTTGGTGCAAATACTCCACCTGCTGATACTGTAGTAAATACCCCGGTCGAAGGTGTTGCATTACCAATAGGGGTATTATTTAAAGCAACAAGTTGAGTTTGTCCTGCGTTTAATGCACCTGCAATACCAGCACCACCTGCTACTTGCAATGCTCCACTAGTTCTATTAGTTGATGCAGTTGTTGACTTAATAATAAATGCTGTTTGTGCATTATTAAATCGAGCAATTTCGTTAGCTGATCCCTGGCCATTTAGAGCAAATACTATGTCATTGGCTAACGACGTTGATAGCAATAAGTTACCACTACCAGTTACAACATTACCATAAACATACAAATATCCATCACCTGGGTAGTTTAATTCGTTACCAGCACCCCCAGTAAAGCCGGAACTGTTAATACCCATGTCAATATAACCTTGGGTAGTATTACCAGTATCCATTGTAGCAACAAAGTCAGTTGATGCATTTGTTCCATTATTTAAGTTTTGGTTATTAATTTGAATATAACCATTGTAATTACCAGTCGACTGGATTGTGGTAAATGGTTGTGGAGTATACCCCGCTACCCCTGCGTATAGTGCGCCAGCACCAGCAGCATTGCCGTAGAATACACCAACGTTACCACTAATAGTAAAGTTATTGCCTAATACATTTAAGTTGCCACCAATCCATAAATTACCACCAATACTTGCTCCGCCAGTAACTTGGAACGCACCGCTACCGAAAGCGGTCGATTGCGTAGTATTTGTTACTGTAGTGATACCACTTGATGTTAAGGTAGTAAACGCCGCGGTGCTTGGTGTTGCATTACCAATTGGAGTTGAATTAATTGCGGCCGCTTGTAACAGCCCTGTCAGGACATTACCTGATGCATTGATGTTAACTGCATTTAATGTTGTGGTTCCAACAATACTTGCTAATACATTACCTGATACGTTTAAACTTGCGCCGCTTAATATAGCACCAGAGTTACCAATGAACGCACCAAATATTCCGCCGCCTGATACTGTAGTAAATACCCCAGTCGATGGTGTTGCGTTACCAATTGGTGTTGAATTAATTGCACTTGCTTGTAATAGACCAGTTAATACGTTGCCAGTTACATTTAATGTTGTATGATAAGCATTTAAAATTGTTGCAGTTGCTGAAAATAAGGTAGCAATATTACTAGTACCAGTGGTAATAAAATTACCAACTGACAAGTTAGCCAGGCTAATTGCATTAATGTTGCCGTAGGTTGTACCAGTTTCTGCTGTGTAAATTAAACGGAATTCTTGGAAATGTTCACTCCATATCAGTGCTGTGTTGTTTGCACTGCCTCGGTTAAATATTAATCCTTCATCATATGTGTTTGTGCCACTAAACCCATTGTTTAGTGCAATTAACGGATCGTTAACATAGGTATTGGTACTAGCAATAGTAGTTTGTGCGCTGGTACCTAATACAAACAAGTTACCTGTAATTAACAAGTCACCCGGTACTGTAACATTACTTGCAAACAATGTGCCTGTGATCGTGCCTGGGGCAATCTTTTGGCTAGCTATAATCGTTTGATTATAGATTTGATTGTTCAGAATTCTGGTTAGATTTGCCATTTAGTGGACTTAGCTCCGCAATAATAATTTTACACTATTTTTACAGCCTGCGGTTCCATGTTCCCCTTGGCTTGATTTGTGTTGTTTTAGTATTTATGCGAGTTTAGAAAAGTTATTGTGCCACTATAGGTATGATTTTTTTAGATTTAGGAATACCATTAACAGCACCAATGATGTCTTTACGTGCATCCGGCAGTGCGCCTTCAATATAGTAAGGAATATATCCTGTTAGTAGTTCAATCGCTGACATAAAATAGGGAATATTGTCAGAATATGAATTATCACAGCCCAACTCCCATAGCGGACCGTGTAAGAACATACAACTACCTTTACATAATTGTAGCACAGGGCATTTAGAGCAGTTGTCTCTAAAACTCCAATGGGTCGATGACTTAAGTTTAATATTATCAAAGTCATCAACACTGCCTATTAGATGACTTTCACCGTTAAAACTAACTTCAACAGGTGATTCATTTTGACAAGTTAACACATTGCCTTTAAGATCAACTGCTATGTTATCTGATCTGTCCATACCGCATTTTTGTCCTACTGCTGAGCTAGGTCTTTTGGTTAAGATAGATTTTATAAAATCATTGAGTTTGTTGCTTATTACATTAAAATTAGTTAACATGCCTGTTTGTATTTCAAAGAAACTATTCTTTCTGTAGGTCACATGATCTGCTGGATCTGAGAAACTGTTAGTGGCTCCGCCATCATCGTAGGGGTCAATTAACCCACCTTCACCAATAGGCACTTCGAATCCTAGTTTATTCTTAAACCATTCGCTTATGGCCAATCTACTAGAATTGTTTTTAGTTACCATTGAATTAAAACTCATTCTATTAAGTGGACCTAGTTTATGCCATAGGTCAAGTATAGCCGCAAATTTTTCTGGGTCATCAAAAGGATCGGGTCCTCTAACATGTTGCCCAGGACCATCATGCGATAAGCCAATATTAAATCCTAAATTTAATAGCCAGTCATTCTTTTCAATGCTTAACATAGAGCCATTTGTAACCAGAGTAAACAAGGCGTTGGGGTATTTCTTTCGTAGTTCTTCAGCTAGGGGTTTAAGTGTTTTCCAATAGACAAAGGGTTCCCCGCCCCAGAATTCTACGACCACACCTGTGCCCAGACCATCAGATCCACCATTAAACCAAGAAGGCAATTTAGATAAAAACAAATCAGCATCATTCTTGTTAGTTTCATCGGCACGGGCAACAAATCGTTGACTACAGTAACTACATTCATAGTTACAGGATAGGCCGAGT